CTTCCTTATGGTTCAGGTCTACCGTGTTCACCAGCTCAATGGCGAACAGATGAACCATGTCATTCCACCGGTCCCAGTTTCCGTTCCACTGGCAGATACTGTTGAATGCCTTCACGAACTCCCGGGCATCTGCTCCCCGGACTGTGCCGGCGCTCATAATCCAGCCTCAGGCTGATAGCATTCATGGGTGCCGTCCAGCAGCTGCTTTTCCATATCGCTCATCTGATAGCCGCACTCGACCAGAAAGTCATACAGCTCTACAATGCCGTTGGCCTGATAGCTTCCCTCGCTGTAGTGACCATCGTTGTAATCGTACAGGCCATGCTCCGGAGCATCCGGCCAGAAGACGCCGCCTGCGACAGCCCACACCATCATGATCCGCACAAGGGGCATGTCCGACTTTCCATCTATCTGCTGCCAGACCGTCAGGTATTTATCCTCCGTGGGATCCTCACGATTTTCCACTTCCACCGGCTCCGGAGGAAGCTTCAGCATCTCACGGATCAGCTTGTCACTCCAATCATGGTTCTTTCCGATTTCGCCGGTCCAGCTGATCTGATTGCTAAGGGCATAACGCACCATGATCTTGCCCAGCGTAGATGTGCTCTGGCCATTGGCCACGGTGTAGCTCATCACGAAGTCCTTCCGCAGCTCATACGCCTTTTCCCAGAAGCTCTTCACATACCGCAGGTGCTTTCCACGCCGGATGGCCTTCTGCCGCTCGCTCAGCTCTCCCTCCGGCACCTGTTCCGCTTCCTTCTTCGGCTTGCCGTGGTAGAACTCGAGCTCTCCATCCTGGTACTTCCAGAACTGGTACACCCACGGGACATCCGGATACCGCTTCTTGAGCTTCTCAATGTGTTTCCGGAGTTCTTCCTCCGTACCGCTCAGCTTGAAGCTGTCACTCCAGCAGCGCTCCCACTTGGAGTTGTAGCGCTCGCCTTCGGGCATTTCATTCATGGCCGCTGACACAATCGGCTCAAGACGGCTTTTGTTCTTCCGGAATTCCTGTTCCTTCAGCGCGTCCAGCATCTCCTTCCGGAAGTTCTCCGTGCCGGCGTATTCCAGCACCTTGTTCTGGTCGGTCTTGCTGTCCAGCTTCGTGATCTCAATCAGATCCAGGAGGGTGGCGCCCTTGTTCACCGCCTTAGCGAAGTTCTTCTTGTTCAGCTTCGTCAGCTTTACCCTCTCCCGGACGGTCTTTTCGCTGAAGCCGGTCTTTTCGCTGATCTCCTTCTGGGTGAATCCAAGATCCATCATCATCTGGAAGCCTTCAGCCTGCTCATACACGGTCAGGTCAGACCGCTGCATGTTCTCTTCCAGCATGGTGGCCACCTGGGTCTTGTGGTCCATGTCGCTGATCACGCAGGGGAGCTCCACCAGCCCCGCAGACTTCGCGGCTTCGAAACGCCGGTTGCCAATCACAACCAGGTACTTCGCGCGTTGCAGGTCGGCTACTACAGTCAGGTTCTGCAGAATGCCGTTTGCCTTGATCGAAGCGGTCAGCTCTTCCAGGTCTCCCAGATCCTTCCGGGGATTCTCCGGATGATGCATCAGCTCTCCGATCGGAATCATCTTGATCTCATTCATCAGATCACATCCCCCTCTTCATGGTCGATGACTTCCATGCCAGGTTCGTCCTCGTAAACGCGGAATCCGATGTTGTCCACGCCCGGCTTGATGAACAGCTCCACGCTCTGCGCATCCAGGTAGAAGGTGGTCGTTCCAGCAAAGTCCTCGGCACACAGATCGTCGCCGTCATACATCAGCTGCACCGCATCCGGGAACCTTCTGTGTAGGCTATACAGCGCCTGCTTCATCTTCTTGTCATCCGTCAGGATGGTTGCCACCCCATCCTTAAGGAGCTGATGCCAGAAGGTCTTGTCTCCGATCGTTACTTTGATTGCTTCCATGGTTTGTTTCTCCTTTCGTTTTTCAGATCAACCCCAGCTGCTTGAGCATCTGAGGAATCTCCTTCGCCATTTGTAACCAGTTTTTTGCGCTGAAGATCAGGCTGTTCTCGCCCCTGCAGACAGGATCTCGCCAAACAAGAGCTACATTGTCCTGGTCTCCGATTCCGAATACCCGTTCGTACTTGTACCCGTCACAAATCGCAGAACGTACCGCCGCGATCTGCAGACTTTCCTCAGGCAGTTCGTCCGGTACCGTCACGCCGCTGGGCGGTGCCGGCTGGCAGCATGTAGGAGATGGTTTTTCCATCTTTTCGTATGCTTTCCCGCCAAAGAAGACCTCATTGACTCGGCTCTGGACATCCAGGTATTCATCGTCTCCGCTTTCGCGCTTTTCCGGCGTTTCCGGGGCCTTCTCCGCTTCGGTCGGGTGTTCGCCCGGCTTCTCATCCGGAGCCACATTGCCGGGCTTGTCAGCGCGAATCCTGGCGTAATACTTTCTCAGATCTTCCGGGAGCCGCCCCTGGTTCATGTTGTGCGCGTTTGCCCAGTTCCGCAGATCGGCCCAGGCCTGCTGAGGGAATTTGTACCCCTGCTCCTTCATATATTCCAGAGGATCACCCTTCTCGGCCAGGACCTTCAGAACGCCATTCAGCAAATCCACCTTGGCTCGTCTCATCTCATTCACCTCCTCTCTTTTGGGCTCAGGCTTTCCTTCAGTGAGCTGCGCGGTGTTCCGCTTCAGATACTCTCTCTGCAGGTTGTACCAGGTGGCCCGGGGCGAATAGCTCGGCCAGTTCTTGGCGATGTACTCCTGCACATTCCCTCCGGCCTTCTCGATCTCCAGGCACTTCATGGCGAAAGCCTGCTTCTCGGCATCTGTTCTCACTGCGGATCCTCCTTCTTCAGTGGCAGGAATCTCATGTGGTCACCGTCAAAGGCGATGTAGAAGATTCCTTTCCGGCCCTGCCGGTTCTTGTCCACGTTCACGTAGATCAGCTTCATCCCGCGGTCACCCAGGTTCTTATGCAGTCTCCGGAGATCCTCGTTCTTCAGCTCATCCACGTCCGGATCATGCAGCAGGAGGAAGATGTTCGCGTCCTGCTCAATGGCTCCGGATTCCCGGGCATCGTTCATGGTGGGGGGTCTTTTCTCTTTCGCGTTCCCGCGATTCAGCTGGGACAGGGCGATGATCGGGATGTTCAGCTCCTGAGCCAGACGCTTCAGCCCCCGGCTGATGTCGGATACTTCCTCCTGCCGGTTGCTCCTCTTCTTGCTGCCCTCCAGCAGCTGCAGGTAGTCCACGCAGATCAGATCAATCCCGCCGTCTTCGTACAGCATGAAGGCCGCCCTCCGGATGTCCTCCACGGTGTAGCCGTCCGTGCAGTAGAAGATCTGTCTGCTGACCAGGGTGGGAATGCTTTCAGCCAGTTTCATCCAGCCGTCCTCGCTGATCTCTCCGCTGGTGATCTCGCTCAGGTTCACCATGCTGGCAGAGGCGAATTCACGTTCCATCAGCTCGTTGACCTTCATCTCCATCGTGATGTACAGGACCCGTTTGCCCTGCTTCGCCGCGTTCAGACAGATCGTCATGGCGAAGATCGACTTTCCGACCGAAGGCCGGGCGCCGATGATCATCAGCTTCGATCCGTACAGGCCGCCGGTCATCTTGTCCAGGGGGCCCAGGCCTGTCATGATCCGGTTATCCGGCTGGTCTTCGCGCTTCTGCGCATCGCTCAGCTGCTCATAGGTATCGATAACGGCCTGTTCCTGATTCACCAGCTTGATTCCGCCGTCACCCTTGACCTTACGGATATCCAGCGCGGCGGTCTCTCGGATCTCGTCCACGTTCTTTTCGGGTTCAGCTGATGCCTGGATCAGACTCTCGCCGATACCTCTCAGCCTCCTCCGGGTGGCGCATTCCCTCACGATCCGGATGTAGCTCTTCACGTTTGCGGTCGTGACTACAGAGCTGATCAGTTTCGGCAGGTACGCTGCGCCTCCGATGATCTCGATGCGGTTGGACTTCTGCAGCTCTGTGTACATGGTGACCAGATCGACTGGCGTTCCGGCCCGGTTCAGATCCTTCATCGCATTCAGGATCAGCCTGTGTGCCGGCTCGCTGAAGTCATCCGGATCCATTTCAACAACAGCCTTCAGAGCCTTATCGTCCTGCATCGCCGCGCCGAGCACGTTGATCTCCGCTTCAATGTTGGTGTACGCATTCATTCAGCTCACCATCCCATGAAAACGTGATCCTTCGGCAGGAGCGGATCATCGTTCGACTTCTTTTCTCCGGCGGCGATGTTCTGGCAGCACTTCCGCAGGTAGCTCAGAACCGTCTTTCCCTGGTCAACGCAGGCGCTGATCCCGGCCAGCACAGTGTCCTTTCCGAAGTCCGCATACAGGTCAATGAGCTTGTCCCATGTGGCCGGATTCTTCGGGAAACCGGCGGCTTCAGCTGCGTCCAGGATCTCGCTGTGATCCCGCGCTATCCGCTGGGCTTCATCCGGATCCATTCCGAAGGTGTCATCGCCGCCGACTTCTTCTTGTTCTTTCTCTATCTCTTTCTCTTTCTCTATCTCTCCGTTACACAAACGTTTCACTGGCGTTTCATTCGTGTTACAATGTAACGCCTTCTGTTTCTTCCGATACTCACGAACCCTTGCAGCACTTGAGTTTTCGCTGCCTACGTTCTCTACTGCGTAAGGGAAGTAGAAGGTCTCCTGATCGGATGTTTCAGCCAATCCGCAGTGAGTGAGGTAGATCAGAGTGGCTGCCACATCGTCCGGCTTCTCGTCCAGATCCAGGGCAAGCTCATCCATGATGTTGTCTTCCAGGTGGTCGAACTGGATGATCCCATCTGTTTTCATTGCCTTCAGTTGCAGCTTCAGGTAAATAATCAGATACGTGTCACCGCCGGCCATATTCCGGAGCTTCTTGATCCGCTTCGATCCGAAGAAGTCTTCCTTCAGCTTCAGCCAGAAGTATCGCTTTCCAGATGACACGTCCATCACATCCTTTCAATCGGGGACCGGCGGCGAATACCGGCCCCCGTAAAGTCTTTAGAATGGCAGCTCATCTGTTTCGACCGCGGTGAATCCTGCCGGAGCGGCCGGAGCAGCTGCGGGATACGGTGCATACTGCGGTGCTGCCGGCGCCGTCTGGGCGGGTGCCGCGTACTGGGTGGGCGCACTCCCGGCCGGAGCTCCCGGCGCCGCGGAATCGCCCCTGGGCGTCAGGAATTCAACCTCATTGGCCGTCACTTCCAGGTTGGCGTAGGTCTTGCCATCTTGATTGCTTACGTAGGTGCTCACGTCCACCGTGCCGCTCACGTACACCTTCCGGCCTTTGGCCAGATACTTGGCGCAGTTCTCGCCGAGATCGCGCCATGCGCTGACCCGGTAGAACTTCGCGGTAGGCTGCTGTCCGGCGTCCCGCTGTGCTTTCGTCAGGGGCTTATTCACCGCCACGGAGAAGCTGCAGACGTTGATCCCGGTCTGCGTGGTCCGCAGTTCCGGATCCCGGGTCAGGTTTCCGATAAACTCAGTCCTGTCCATGGTTGTCCTCCTCATCCTGATCGGCGTAGGGGCCGATCTTGTTCTGCCGCAGGATTTCCTTCAGCTCGCTGTTGGCTCTTGTCAGACTGGCGATCTCCTGCTTCAGCTTGCTGTTTTCCTCTTCCTTGTGGGTGTAGTAGCCCCAGACTTCATCGACCTCAGTCTTCGGCACCATGTCCACCTTGGCAATCGTTCCGGTGACAGCCTTGACGATGTCATCATCAACCTTCCCGGTGATCTGGATGCAGCTGGTCAGGATATCCAGGGCCGCGGCCTTGCTGACCAGCTCCTCGTAGTGATCGGCATCAATCGTCACCAGGCCGACATCCGCCAGCAGTTCAGCCTCTTCCTCAGTGAGGATGTCATTCTCGGTGTAATTGGGGTTCGGGTATCCGCGTTTGATCTCGCTCATGGTTTGTAGCTCCTTTCACAGATAGTTCTTTCTGATGGTCTTCATCCACAGCTCATGGCCATGGATCCTTTCAAATGCCTTCTGGGCTTCCTGCTTCAGCTGCAGACCCTTCTCCGGATCGTACTGGGCGCCACCGTCTCCGGTGTGGTGCCGGTGACAGAGCCAGACCTTGAGGCCGTATTTCTCGCTGATCTTCCGGTTGGCCACGCCGGCGAAGATGTGGTGTTCTTCCAGTCCGATCTTTGCGGAGCAGAACCAGCATTCTTTCTCAGTCTGCAGAATGGATTCTGCCATCCGTCAGCCCTCTTTCCTCGGGTGAGCTGCTTCGTATTCAGCCCACCTTGCTTTCATTCGTTCCATTTCTTCCGGGGTTGTGGTTTCGATTCCGAGCGTCTTGGCTTCTTCGATCGTGTGGTCAATCAGGTTGGCCATTTCCTTGCTATCCATCGTGTGGCTGTCCTTGTAGACCTTCCACATGTTCACCGTCTTGCCGTTTACCTCGCGCTGATCGTAGAGCACCGCGTATCGGTAATAAGTCGTGGCGTCTACTCCCTGGGGGAGCAGAAACATCGTGTATGTGTCATCCGGATTCCGGGCCAGGGCTCCGTAACTGGTGATCAGCCGGACCTTGACTTCATCCTCCGTCTCTCCGGTTTCCTGAGCGATCTTGTTCACCAGCACGTGGAAGTAGCTGTTCGCGTTCTTACTCCGGATGTTCCGATGCCGTTTCACCTCAATGTCGCAGTCATGCTTGGCCAGCTCATCGAAGACATCTCCGTTCACCCGGCCATTGGTAAGGAAAGTAATGATCCAGTGTTTTCCATCCCGATCGCGGTACATGTCTTTCGGTCTTCCTTGAATCTTGAACTCAGGCATCGTCATCGCCATCCTTGTCAACGTGTCCGTGCAGATAAACATATCTGCCTGTCGGGCCGATGTTCCGGAAGATAAAGTCATCGCATTTCGCCTTGGACAGATGAGTCCGGATCACGCGCAGCTCGTAGGGGTATTCTCCGGCGGCTTTCTTCTCCGCGATCTTCCGCTGAATCTCTCCATCCTCGTAATTGCATTCGATCAGGTACAGATCGTAATGTCTGGCGTTGATGCCATTCAGATTGTTGGTGTCGGTCGCGTAGATCGCTTTCCCTCCCGGGAAGTGGAGCTTGTATCCGCAGTTCGGCACATCGTGCGTCAGCAGAAACGGGATCACATTCAGGATGCCGTAGCCATACATGGTGCCGGGCTTCAGCACGTCGATCTGCTTCATCGGGATCCCGGCGTCCACCATGGCCTTGATCAGCCATCCGCAGGCTCCGAACCGGAGAAGCGGCCTTTCCGCCGCCATCTTCCTGAGTGTGGCCGGCGCGAAATGGTCACTGTGGATGTGCGTCAGCAGGACAAGCTTCAGATCCCGGATGTGTGGTTCAATCATCCTGTATGGGACTCCGCAATCGATCAGCACAGCCTTTCCGACGATGACCGCGTTCCCCTTTGATCCGGTTGATAAAACCTCGTAGCTGATCATCAGAGGTCTGCCAGGTTCACTTGCTCAACGGCATCCGTCACTTCCGGCTGGCTGATTACCGGCTGCTGCTGTTCGACCTGCGGCGCTTCTTCCGGTGTACCGACAAACCCTCCGCCGTCATCCATCTGGATGAACTTGGAATCCTGCACATAGGCCTGCTGCATATCGATGCTCATGATGCCCCACTTGGAAATCAGCTGCCGGAGCATCGTTTTCTTGGCCATCGCGTCGAAGTCTTTGTACCAGAAGCTGGAATACTTCCACATTTCATCCGGCGGGACCTGACCGGCTTCGATCTGCTGCATGGCCAGCGCGGAGAATGCCGGGGAATTCTGGTCTGCGTGATTCATCATCTTCTGCTTCGACCAGAACAGCGTTTTCCGGAATCCGTTCAGATACTCGAAGTACGCAAGGTACCCGATTACCGGCCGGGCTTCGCGCTCATCATCGTTTTCGATGAATTGGAAGCGGGGCTTTCCGGTTGCCGGATCCTTTCCCAGGTATTCACCGTCCCGCACTTCCATCACGTCAATGTCGCGGTACTGGCCGGAGCGAATCGCCAGCTGCAGATATCCTTTGAAGCCGATAACGAACTGTGCACGCTTTTCGGAATAGGCCATCCATTTCCCCTTGCTGTCCAGGACGTGCTTTCCGTTCTCGTCGAGCACCCATGCGGTTTTTCCGTCGGGTCCCTTCAGCTTCTGTTCGAAGGGAACCAGGTAATACTGGCCAAGCTGCGGGGAGGGACTCAGGTTCAGGCTTTCACCCAGCAGGGCGCCGGCCAGAATCGTTCCGGGTTCACACTCCTGCAGGGCGGGGTTGACGGCCACCGCGGAAGTGATTGCGGCGACAAAGCGCCGGCTCCGCTCCGGATCGCCCAGGGTGTTATTGATCAGGCGCTGATATCCGGCGGTGCTGATCACTGCAGAAAACTTCGGTTTCTGCGCAACGGTTGTGTTCTGTGCTGTCATACGATTTCGTAACCTCCTTCATTCATGAACTGCTTCAGAGCCACCAGCTGCTCTTTCGTCCCGCGGACGGTGAACGTGACCTCGTAGATCTTCACCTGCGGGACAGAGGTCTCAGGATCCGGCATGGCCACAGGGGCCTGTACAGCTTCCGGAGCTGAAATCTGCTCCTGCTGGATGGCTTCCTGCGCAGCCTGAGCGGCAGCTTCCGCCGCAGCTTTTTCTGCTTCCATCCTGGCCATGAGCGCTTCCCGGCGAGCCTTTTCCTCTTCGATCGCCTTGTGACGGCTGTCCACCGTGAGCATCGCTCCGGAGAGGTTGTAGTTCCTCCGGTACTCGCTGAGAACTTCGTCCTGGTGTTCCAGCGTCTTGATGACCTGCAGATCAGAAGCGATCCGGTCCAGAAATTCCGCAGCTTTCTTCCGGAGCGCCGTCTTGCTGTCCGTCAGGCCAACCCGGATCCCGGAAGCTTCCAGCCCGACAAAATCTTCAGCCAGCCCCACGCTCGTCCGGTACTCGGCGAAATACTTGGCCAGGTCTTCTTCCTTCTGCTTCTTCAATCCGGCTTCGACTTCATCAATCTTGGCCTTCAGCTGCATGTCGGCCCGTTTGTAAAGGTCTCCGGCGCATTCCTTGTAGACGCCCTCAAACTTTTCGTAGGGAGCCATAACCGCCTTTTTGACCTCGATCCGCTTGGCTTCCAGTTCCTTGTACTCCTTGTTCAGGTCGCTCCGAACCCTCTTGATGTCCTTGTAGGTGTCTTCGGTGCATACCAGGGACAGCGCCATGGCCACCCGTTCTTCAATGTTCTTTTTCACAGCGACCAGCTGATCCTCAATCACCGGCAGCTGCTTGACTACGATCAAATCTCCGTTCATTCCGGAACCTCCTTGTGTTCATCCGCCCATTCCCAGGCGTCTTTCGTCCGGATACAGACGTCGCATCCAACTTCTTCTCCGTCTTTATCCAGGTAAATGGTTTCGCACTCTTTTCCGCAGATCGGACACACCGGCTCAGGCCCGTCATCATACGGTGGGTACCCGTACATCTCCGCTTCGCGGATCCACGGTGCGTCCGGCAAGTCTTGCATTTTCATCCCCCTTTCGTTAGAATGTCAGTGGTTTGTTTCTCGTGGAGCCGTTCCTGTGCCACCAGGGCGGCTCCCTTTAGTTTGTCCGGATGGCGCGTCCTCCAATGCTGTTGGCCAACATGGTTGCTTCCCGCCGGCTGGTGAACTCCATCGCGTGACTCTGCAGCTTGGTGATCACATATCCGGGAATGATCGGGATCCGGTCTCCCTTGTGGTAGCCCTCATACGTCCGGCCAAGGCCTGCGATGTAGAGCTCTCCGATCATGACCACCCAGCGGTTCTGGAAGTCCGGCATCATATCATGCTCAAAATCCACAGCACCGCACCTCCGAACATGGCCACCAGCGATCCGATCACTCCGTAGAGCACCCGGCGCTCCCGCACTTCCGCTTTGCTCATCAGCATGTAGTAGACCGGCCGATCATGCCATCCGGTGTACCGGCGATAACCCTTGTGCCTGGTGTAATGCGGCTTCATGGATCTTCCTCCTTTCCTCACGAGCTCTTGTCCTGGCTTCCAGCGCTTCCCGTGCGCCGGGCTGCTTCAGGTATTCCCGCAGCCCGGCGACGATGCACTCTCCAAACCTCCTTCCGGTTTCCTCCGGGATGGAATTTACGTCTACCTTCACAGCTGTTCTCCTTTCTCAACGGTCGCAAAAGTTCAAGCACTTTGAACTTTCAGGGTAAAAAAATATTTGTTCACCTCGGACTCCTCGATCCCCAGCAGCTCACAGGCCCGGGTGATCTGCTTCTGGTTGAAGTAGCGTTTGCCGTTCAGCTTCATGCTCAGAGACTCCGGCGTCATGTGCATCGCTTCCGCAAAAGCCTTCCTGGAGCCGAACTTCGCAATGATCTTTCCAACCAGATCATCGTACTGGTACGCCACGTTTTCCACCTCCTTTCTGCCTTGATCAAAAGTTCAATCCGCTTGAACTCGGACACATCATAACACCCTTTCGTTAACTTTGCAACACTTTTTTTCAAAAAAGTTGAATTTTGGTTCATTTTTGGCTTGAACTTTTATTCAAGACGTGATACAATGCAGTCAGCTCTTAAGAAGGAGGTGACAGGATTGGGAAGAGCTACGACGGCCCAAAGGCTGCGGGAAGTCATGGAAAAGCGCAATCTCCGACAGGTAGATGTGCTTGAAATGGCGAAGCCTTTCTGCGAGAGGTACGGGATCAAGCTGAACAAGAACGACATCAGCCAGTACCTCAGCGGAAAAGTTCAACCGAAACAGGACAAGCTTTCACTGCTCGGCATGACGCTGAATGTTTCGGAAGGATGGTTGATGGGCTTCGATGCGCCGATGGATCGGGCAAGCGAAAACGCGCCCGCAGGTGATCAGTCAGACGGACGCGTTACGGAATGCATGGAGCTGTTCTCACTCCTGGATGACACCGAGAAGGATTTGATTATTCGGCAGATAAGAGGGATTTTATCTTCTCGATAATCAATTCCTGCTTCTGGTCATCAAGGAGCCTGAAGAGCTCGGCCAGGAGGATGAGACGCAATTCACGACTCCTGGCCTTTTTGTTTTCCTGTTTCTTTTCCATGACTGTACCTCCTTTTTATTTGCTCGGGATCCGGAACCCATGCATTCTGTGTTATATTCTATCAGAAACCGACAGAAAAATCCCAAAACTGTCACAAAATGTCAGGAGGTGTAAGAAAATGTCGAAATCTGTCAGAGCCATACTACTTCTTGTGGTGCTGGTTTTGTCGATCAACTATGCTTTTGCGGATTCCATTAACCTGTCCACTTCGACAACGGAAGAGCTGGAACGGGTAAGGGATCTCATCAATGCAGAATTGGAAAGGAGAAAAGCAGCCGAGAACACTAAGGAAGTGAAGCAGAACAGGTACCACCTTATTGATCCGATCACTGTATGGGTAAACGACTACGATTTTGAGTCGATTATCAAGGCCATTGATGCTGGCGACTTAGAAATAGGGGAAGCGTGCGCTTCCGATGTTCGTGCTTTTGCAGAACAGGCAATGGAAGCTCTTGATTTCGCTTCCGTTGAAAAGGATCCTTTTACTGAGCGTATCGAGGTAAAGCCAACAAATCTTTCTGCGTTTGGCGAAGATTGCCAAGCATACCCTTATCTCGACGAACATTATTTTCAGATCGTCATCGGCTTTCCGTATGATACTGCTATTCATTACACAGACGTCTATTGGAAAAGCGGAAGCGAAACTGGCCATACGCAGAAATCAAGTAGTAAGTTCAAGGTTGAGTTTGAGCAGATAAATGGGAAAACCTGGGAATATTCAATCCTTACAGCTCCATACGGCATTGAATCAGATGTTATCGAAGCTGTCAGCTTTCGTGATTCAAAATCTGTGCAGAGATACGACTACACATTGTCTGATGAAGAACAGACTGCTGTAAAAAATATTCGGCTCATACTCAGAATGTGGCAGGCAATACAGGATCGAATTCGTCTTTGGGCATCGGAGGGTGAATAATGCCTGACAAAGCCGTCATTTATGCCCGGTATTCCTCTGACAACCAGAGGGACGCGAGCATTGATCAGCAGGTAAAGGCCTGCACGAAGTTTGCAGATTCCATGACGCTGGAAGTCATCCGCGTCTATGAGGACCGTGCCCTGACAGGCCGGACGGATAAAAGGCCTTCCTTTCTGCAGATGATCAAGGATTCCGCGAAGCACAAGTTTCAGTATGTCATCGTGTATTCGCTGGACAGATTCAGCCGGAACAAGTACGACAGCGTCATGCACAAGCACACGCTGAAGGAAAACGGCGTCACCGTGCTGTCGGCCATGGAGCACATCACCGATGATCCGACCGGCGCCCTGATGGAATCGATCCTGGAAGGCTTCGCGGAATACTATTCCCGGGAGCTGTCTCAGAAGATCAACCGCGGCCTGACGGACAATGCGGAAAAGGGAATCGTGAACGGGTCTGTCCCTCTTGGTTTCAAACGTGGACCCGATGGCCATGCGGTCATCGTAGAGGAAGAAGCAGAAATCGTCCGGGAAATCTTCCGCAGGGTAAATAACGATGAGCCGTTCATCCGGATCATTGAAGATCTGAACCGGCGCGGGCTCAAGACGAAGAAAGGAAAAGACTGGAATCGGTCTTCCTTCAACACGATCCTGAGTAATGATCGGTATATCGGCATTTACCGATACAAGCAGTTCGTCCATGAAAACGGCTTCCCGGCCATTGTGGACAAAGAAACGTTCTACAATGTCCAGAAGAAGGTGGCTGAAAAGCCGAACGCGAGAGGAAATGCCATGAGACGAAAAACAGAGTACGGGACATACCTTCTGACAGGGAAGCTGATCTGCGGGAAGTGCGGCGCCCTGATGGTTGGGATCTCCGGTGTCGGCCGGCACGGTGACCGGTGTTTCTACTACACCTGCAACCGGAAGCGCCTGCAGAATGGCTGCGATAAGAAGAACGTCCGCCGGGGTCCGGTAGAGCTGGCGGTCACAACATACCTGCAGCAGATGCTCATGGACGATGATCTGATAGAGTGGATGGCTGATCAGACCGTCGCTTATCAGAACACCGGCCGGGATGACAGCGAATACGAATCGAAGCAACAGCGGCAGAAAGAAGTCGCCAGGAAGCGCACGAACATTCTGAACGCTATCGCGGACGGAATCTACACGGCCAGCACGAAGGACATGCTGGAAGCTCTGGAAGCGGAGGAAGGTAATCTGCAGATGGAGATCGCGGCCATGAAGGCCGACAGGGAGAGCATGATCACAAAAGACATGCTGCTCTCGTACCTGGAATCGCTCAGGGACGGAGACGTCACGGATCCGAACTTCCAGCGGCTGATGATAGATTCATTCCTGGAGAAGGCCGTTGTCTACGATGACAAGATCGAGCTGTTCTTCAAGCTCACGAAAGAGCACAAGGAAGTGACCATACCCTTTGGAAATGAAGGGGAAGGAGGGAACGAGGAAAGTCTGGTTGAGGGTTTGTATAAGCTCCCCACATCTCCACTTTGTGGCCTTATACAAACCCCGGTGTACTTCATCCAGGGCGTATTCAAGGCCACATTTCCTTTTGCCGGATAGGCAGAAAGAGGACCGGTCTGTTTGATCGGTCCTCTTTTCGTGCTCCAAAATATTCTCGCGGAATGACAGAAATCGTCAGAAAATGTCACTTTCTGTCATAAAATGTCAAGAACTGACATATTATGACAAAATCGAGAAAATTCTGACGATTTCTGCTATGATCCGCAGGAAGGAGCATGGTCGGTATGATCAGAATTTTACTGTCCGCGCGTCTCGGCGAAAGACGCTGGACCCAAGCTGAGCTTGCTGCCAAGGCCAACATCAGACCGGGAACCATCGGAAAGATGTACCACGAGATGTCAGACCGGATCAGCCTTCACGAGCTGGACAAGATCTGCCACGTACTGGAATGCGACATCACGGACATTCTTGTTCGGGATGGTGCGGATCCGCTGGCCGAAGAAGCTGACGACAGAAAGCAAGGCTAACCATTCTCCCCGGGCCTCAGGAGTTGCAGCTCCTGGGGCCTTTCTACATTAGTCTCCTTCCGCAGGGTCATCGTTTTCGATCTTGATGACCGTCCCGTTCGGAAAAACGAAGGCCAGATCTGCGCCCATTGCTTTGGCAACCCTGACCAGGTCTTTCCCGTACCAGCTGTTTCTACCAATCTTGGTGGAAATGCCCTGCTTGGTGGTGTGAAACAATTCGATCAGGTCTTTTTGTTTCACGCCGGCCACGGTCATCGCGGCCTTCACGCAGTCGGAAATTTTCACGTGCTCACCTCCTCGAGACTACCTTACCACCCGCCGGAGGGGTTTGTCAACAACAAAATCGGACTTTTTTAACATTTTTTCGGAAAAAGTCCGAAAATACCCTTGACAAGTCCGACTGAAAGTAGTACCATTATCACGAACCGGGGAACGAACCCGGGGAAAGAAAAGGAGGAACCCCGAAATGAAGTCCACTGAAATCAACGCCATCTTCTCCGCGAAGGTCAATGAGCTGCTGGCCGCTGGGTACCAGATCAACACCAACACGATGGACGGAAGCCAGGGCGAAATCGCCAAGATCGACTTCCGGAAGAACGACGAAGTGATCCGCCTGGTTCTCCACCGTGAAACGATCTGGGGCGAAAGCTTCCGCGCCACCGACGCGATTGTCCTCACGGTTGGCCGGTGCAACGATGAACGGGTCATCAGCGCCAAGGGCTTCACCCGGGACGCCATCATCTGGAACAACCGGCTGGAAACGATCGAAGAACGGACATTCTTCCAGATCGGGGAACGCCGCGGAGCAGACTGGTATCTGGAAGGCGAAGAAGCAGTGACGGCCATCCAGAAGAACCGCTCCCGCTGGGAATCGCAGTGGGAAAACGCGTTCGGAACGAGCCCGCACCCCAAGAAGGAGTACAAGGACGAAGCTTCCAAGAAGGCCGTCCTTCCCGCCGTCCGGCGTCACCTGGGGAAGCCGAAGATGAAGCTCGAGCGGATCGACACCGTCACCCGCCGCTGGGACGAGAACAACAACCGGTACGAATACGTTGTCAAGACCGTCGGCAAGAACATTGTCCGGCTGCACTGATTGAACAGACTGAAAGGAGACGAAGACCATGACCACCATCCAGAATCAGAACTTCGGCATCGAGATCGAGCTCACCGGAATCACCCGCGAACAGGCGGCTGCACAGATCGCTCACTACTTCGGCACTGAGTATCACTTCATCGGCCAGGGATGCTACAACATCTGGGGAGCCACCGACCGGAAGGGCCGGACCTGGAAGTGCGAACGGGACGCCAGCATCCGCTGTGAGGATAAGCATCATCGCTCCCTCTCCGATCTGTACTCCTGCGAAGTGGTCAGCCCGATTCTTCAGTACGACGATCTGGAAGATCTGCAGAACATCGTCCGGAATCTCCGGGAAGCCGGCGCCCTGGCCAACGATTCATGCGGAATCCACGTCCACGTCGATGGAGCCAACCACACGGCGGACTCGCTGATCAACCTGGTGAACCTCTTCACCGGCCGGCAGGATCTTTTCTACGAAGCCCTGCAGAATGAGAGCCGGATGAACAGCTGGTGCCAGAAGACCAGCAAGGAAATGATGAAGGCCATGCGGAAGGGCGAGCACACCAAGGAAGCGATCGAACGAGTGTACTACTCTCAGCTGAACAACGGCTACACCGGCCGGATTGACCACAGCCATTACTGCAGGGCCCGGTACCGGGGATTGAACCTTCACGCCCTGTACACGAAGGGAACCGTGGAATTCAGGCTGTTCAACGGCACGACCCACGCCGGAAAGATCAAGGCCTACGTTCAGTTCTGCCTGGCCATGAGCGCCTGGGCCATCAACGCGGAGAAGGTTCCCTTCTTCAAGGACACCACGGACTTCACGCCGGCCGAGAAGGCGAAGATCATGAACAACTTCCTGACGAAGCGGCTGCGGATGCGGGGCAAGGAATTCGAAACCGCACGGAAGCATCTGACCGCGGCCTTCGCCGCCTGATGGACGACGCCCCGCCGGTCGGGCCAAAGGCCGGCAGAAAGGATGAAACCGAATGAGAATCCTGGCCACATACCTCTTCAAGATGTACCGCCCAGGCCATGCGGTCTTCCGGTACAAGACCTTCCTCGCATGGGATAAGGCGGAGGCCTGGGACCTGGCTGATGAATGGGCGGACTGCAACGGATACGTTGACTTCGAGCTGATCAAGGAGGACAGAACATGAAACTTTATCTCGCTTATGGTTCCAATCTCAATAAGGCCCAGATGGCCGTCCGGTGTCCGGATGCGGTGCCGGTTGGCGTCACCCGGATCCCGAACTACGAGCTTGTGTTTCGCCGGAGCTATCTGACGATCGAGCCGAAGAAGGGCTGCTCCGTTCCGGTCGGTGTCTGGGAGATCAGCGAAGAGGATGAGAAGAATTTGGACCGCTACGAAGGCTTCCCCAGGTTTTACACCAAGCAGCTGCTCCCGCTGATGCTGAATGGCTTCGATGCATCCGGAAAGAAGAAAGTCTCCGAGAAGGTCGCGGACGCTATTGTCTACGTGATGAATGACGGATTCACGATCCAGATGCCGACCGGCCATTATTACGAGACCGTCCGGCAGGGATACATCGACTTCGGCTTCAAGCATGAAGACTTTGAAAAGCTCTGGAAGGCCATGGACTACGCCAGACGAAAGGGGGTGAGCTAATGCCGAAGGCAGTCATTCACTTCCGGTCTTGCCACGAGACTGGCAACATCTACTGGATACTTGGAGCGGTCCGGGATCAGATGCGGAAGGAACGCAGAATCACGGACTGGAATAACGCCTGGGAGCGCGTCCAGCAGACAGACTACGCAGGAGCGCTGAAGATCCTCCGGGAACTGGTAGATTTGATTGACGATGACGGGAGGTACTGAGGATGAAGAAACAATGGCTGGTTTTCTTCTACGCCGGCAGGGAGCTGCTCCGCTACTCTCTGGCCGGCACATTCCCGGGAGAACGGGAGAACACGATTCAGCTGCTGGCTGCGGAGCACGACATCCCGGCCAGCGCGATCTACTACGCGATAGTGACAGCATGAGGAGGAAAGCATGATTGATGACCGCACCCGGCAGATGATCGAATACTATCTGCCGAACCCGCCAGATCCGGATCTGGAAGACGGCGAATACTACTGGCTGCAGGAAGGCATGACTTCCAGAGTAATCCGCGTTTTTCCGCTGGATATCTTTCCGGTGAAAGACGGAACCGAGTATGGCATCTACACCAAGCGCGGAGGCAGATTGGTCAGACTGGACGCCGGATACGGTGATCCGCTGAAAGGTGTCCGGATGCATGACCTGTACGACAACAAGCAGGACTGCCGCGACCGTGCGCATAACACCTGCGAAGAATGGCAGGAGCTGCGCGAGATTCAAAAGAAGGAGGGATTGCTGTGAACTACTGTGTGCTTTTGGATTGCCTGTCCAACCGGGCCAAGCCCATTCAGCAGGTCAAAAAGACCGGCATTCTGCAGACGGCCTACGACCTGATCAGCTGTGAGACTGTCCAGCTGGTACCGCTTTATCCGGACCGCCTGCCGAAGGGATACGAGGCGGTCTGCGATGAAAACAGGTTCGGCAAGCTGCAGGTTTTCAATCCGCTGGCATCCTGGCTCTACGGATGCGATGACCATGGGGTGCCTATCATCAACAACGTGGTCATCTTCAAGGTGAAGAAGGATGACTTCGCCTGGATGACGGAAGAAGAGGCCCGGCAGATCGCGGACGATCTGAATGCCAGGGCAGATGAAATCTTCGATCTGACCATGTTCAAAGCGATGACCGCGCGGTAAACGCCCGGATTGCCGCCAAATTTAACCGGCAAGGCCCCTCTGATGTCGGGAACGAGTTGACGCCCACCCGACAGGTGGAGGGGCCTTTCTCGCGCTCTCAGGGCCAAATTGAACGAAATCTCCTGTTTACGTTGAACTGCAGATACACAAATACCTCTATTTCGCTCAAAAAGGCCCCTATTTCGCGTTTCTCCCTTCAGACGGTGGATAACTCGTCCGGAGCATCAGAGGGCTCCTGCTGGTCAAATCTGATTGAACAGGCTATACATATTCGCTTGAACTTCTCCAGCAAATGAAAAAAGACCGCCCTCCACGCCTGGAGAGCGGTCTGCTCATTTGTGATACTTATTCAGTTTTCGACGGGTGTTCCGGATCTTTTCCTGTCCAGGTGCGTCCAGGATCGTCAGATCCCAGCGTCGTTTCCTGATTCTCTCACAGGATTCGGTGAAGGTCTTATATCGTTCGCATTCCGTATGACATCCGACGAACCTGTCCGGGCATCCTCTGCACGGAGCCATCACGGCAATCACTTCGTTTCGATTTTTGCCTGTTCCATTTTCAGCTCTTTGACCATCGCTTCGATCAGAGCCCGGGTGGTATCTTCGATCTGAGCAGGATCGACGATGTAGCCTTGCTGGTAGAGCAGATCAACAACATACTTCAACTTCTCCTTCCCCTGGTCGGAGTTGTAGAGCTGTTCAGCGGCATACACAGCCGTCTTCACTGCAATTCTCAGGAGCTCGATCTGCTTTCCGGTCATCTTCTCCTTTACGGCGGGGATGACATACTTCATCAGCAGCCCGAAAATCAGGGTGATCACCGAAAGGATGATCGGGGTCAGGTCAATCTGAACCGATCCAAGTTGTAGCATAGGGCATTCTCCTTTCTATTCCCTCAGCCCAGGCTGAGGAATTTCGTCATGATGTACCAGCCCTTCCGGCGACCATAAGAGACTTTCGTCCACTGGTTGCCCTTAGAGTCTGTTACGCAGTTATAGGCATCAACACAGACCATGGCACCAACGGGAACGTCATCATACAGTTTGCAGCTCGTCGTGGGCTGCGCCCTCATGTGGACAGGCTTCCCGTTTTCTGACCAGACGGTTGCATCCTCGATCAGGATGTGCGGATCCGGATCAGGTACCGGCTCCGGGTATGGTTCCGGAGAAGGCGCAGGCCCAGGGACGTCCTCTGTCAGGAAATCTTCCATCATCCAGCCGACGAAGCCGTGATACTTCACATAGGCCCAGCCTTTGCCGTTGTCCTTCGTCCATGTCACAGACGCGCCATAGGGCACCCGCTCCACCAGCGCAGCCTGCTTACTGGCTTTTCTCCGAATGTTCGCGGACTTTCCGTCCGGCGTAGTCACATACATGGTCTTGGTGACCGGCGTCGGTTCCGGATCGGGTCCAGGCTCCGGCGAGGGGCTCCCGCCGTAGTCCACATCCTTCAGCTTCCCCCAGTAAGCCCATTTGCCGATGGTGGAATCCGTCTTCGCGACAGGGCTGGTGCAGTGCGTGATTTCCAGCGGATTGACGCTGGTCACGAATCCGATGTGGCTCAGGTTGCCGGGCTCGGTTCCGTACCACTTGTTTCCCTTGTCGGCATCCGTCCAGGGTTTGCACTTGAACACGGCCATGCCGACCTGCAGATCCTTGGCGCTGGTGATCTTTCCGGTCTCAGAACAGTATTCCCGGAAGATCGTGTTGCTGCCGTGGTAGATCTTCGCGCCCTGGTCGCGGTACATTTTGACGAACATGCCGGAACAGTCAATGCCGTTTTTGTCGTTCGTCCCCGGTGACTCATACGGCCATCCGATGCACTCGTGCGCGGAATCAATCATTTTGTTCAGATCCAGCATCAGCCATTACCTCCTTCTCCTTCATCCTCTTCGCTTACAGAACCTTCTTCATCGCTATCGTCTCCCTTCTCGGTCTTCTTTCCGGAAATAGTCTGCGCTATGCCTTTCAGACTCAGCTCCATCTTCGTCTTTTCCAGCATGGCCAGCAGCCCCTTTTCATAGGTGCTGTTCTTCGTGTACGCCCAGGTGTCCAGCATCTTGTTCGCCGTCACGATCAGCACCAGGTACACGCAGGCAATAGCCGTCTCCGGCTGGAAGTAGATCAGCACGGCAATGATCAGCAGATACAGCCCCCAGAATACCGCGCCGTATCTGGCCAGCCGTTTGGAAAACTGCTTTCTTGGATCAAACTGTTTCACCGCTCATCACACCTTTTTGATCAGGCCGTTGGTGTATTTCTGCAGGTCATCCCGGGCCTTCTGCATCTGATCGGCGTTTCCGTTATGCAGCTCGTGATCCAGAATCGCCGTCAGGGCATCGGCGGTTACCTGCATTCCGTCCTTGATCGTGTCGATTGAACTGTTCAGATTCTTGATGGAAGTCTCGTGGTTATCAAGCCGGCTCTTATCGGTGGTCAGCTTTGTCTCGATATCCTTGAATCGCGGTTCCAGCTTTTCCAGCACCTTCTCCGCGATCTCATCGGTCAGATCCTTGTCGGCCAACTTGTTCTTCTTTTCCTTCCGTTCATGCTCTTTCCGAGCGATTTCAACAACCTTGTAAACCAGCACTACGACTGCGCAGAGCCCCAGAAGCACCAGAACAAAGTTCCAGAGCATTTCCGGGGTGACTCCCTCAATCGGCTGTACCTGAGTCATGGTCCTCACCGCCATTTCTGAAATTGTTTTTGATATGAAAAAGGCGCCGGGCCTGTCAGGCTTCCGGTGCCGAATGTCTTACGAGAACGTAATCATGGCAGATTTTCTCTCGCAGTCCGTTGTCGTTTGTGTGTTTCAGAATCCCGAGATAACTCTGGATAACGCTCTGTGCATATTCCAGAGGAACCTCACCTCGTCCGTACGCTTCCCGGACGAAATCCAGATGCCGTTTCATCTGCAGGGACGTGCTCTTCCGCAGGTGAATCTCCCGCGGCGTGACCACCTTTCCGATGAATTCGCATCCTTCCTCTACCGGAATCACGGCCGTCTTGTTGTTCAGCTGCAGACCGAAGTTTTCCCGGAGGAAATCATCTGTCGCGCCGACAATATCCCAGGCCTGCTGTTTGGAATCCACGATCGCGGCCATGTCATCCATATATCGAATGTACTTTGGCGCTTGCAGCACCCGTTTGATGTAATGGTCAACCGGCGTCAAAACCACGTTGGCCGTCATCTGACTGATCAGAGAGCCAACCTGCATCCCGATGCCGCTGACCATTTCAACGTCCAGCGGGTCAGAGTATTCCAGCGGCATCCCGAAGGGCCTGCCGTCGCTCCGGATCATGGTTTCCAGGTACCACATCATGTCTATGTCATCAATCGGCTTTCCGAGCTCGCGCAGCTGCACATCGATCGGGATCCGGAAAAAGAATTTCTGAATGTCCATCTTGACGATGTAATTCATTCCCGGCTTCCATTTCGCGTGTCTCATCCATCCCTGCAGCACGTCGCAGGCTTTGATCTGTCCCTTGCCCGGTATGGATCCGTAGGAATGCTCGTAGAAGCTCTTCGCGTAGATGGGCCACAGAACATGATACGCGGCGCAGTTCATCACGCGGTACTTGAAAGGCAGCGCGTGGATAAGCCGAACCTTGGGGAAATACTCATAAAAGGCATGGACCCCATTCACGATCAGATCCTTGTAGATCAGATGATTCTGGGCGTCGATCAGATTGTCTTCCAGATGCGCGGAATAGGAGAGCACCTCCGGCTTGAACCGCTTGTTCTCGCGGGCCAGCTTGTATCCGTCGTACAGATTCTCGTATTGGAAAAACCGTTCGTAGAGTCCGCTGTACTTCTCCATATTCCTGCCCTCATCCAGTGCGCTGTTTGCCGGCCCGGGTTCTCCGGACAGGTTCCACCGCTGTATCCCTTTTCCTGCCATTGCTGGCCGCGGAGTCAGACCCCTTTATCACCACCGGTACTGGAAACAGGCCCGTGAGCCTGTAACATCATGACCTTGGGATGAGCTTTCACTATCCCAGTGGCAAAGCGGACCGGAAGCCGATGTTGCCGTTCGCGTTCGAACGAGGATTGTTGCCGTTCGAGTTGAACACGCCGGCGTTGGCGCCATTGTTCCAATTGCCGCCGCGGTTGAAGCACCGCAACATCACTCCGCAAACTCGGTCTGAACCCTATGTCTTCGGCTTGCCACTGACGGATTTGATCAAGCCGCCGATCATCTTTCCGATCTCCACCACTTTTGACTCCCACACGCCATATCGATGCTTATCGATGTAGTGCAGATTAAAGGCCATCCTGATGTACAGCTTCAGCTTTTCATTCTCGATGTCGAGATTTTCCAGCGTTGTTTTCTTCGTGTACTTCTTGTCTTCGGTGATGGCAAGCTCCAGCAGCATGTTCATGCAGTGCCGGATGTCCTGCGCAAAACTGAAGCGCTCGGCCTTCGGAAACTGGGTCAGAATTGGATAGGAATAGACCATGAGATCCTGGATTTTTTGGAGCACCTTGAAGTCTTCTGTAGCCAATTCGTCCCAACTCCTTTCTTGTGGAGGAATTGGGACGGATTATACCAGATGTTGAGCCGCATTTCTCGTTTTTGTCATAATATGTCGGAATCTGTCATAAAATGTCAAAAACTGTCATTTTTGGCTCTAAAATTTTCCGCGCTTCGCGCGGATAGGAGTCATCGCTATCGCGATGACATCAGTCCCCAGTTACGCAGCTGGCAGCTTAACGAAAGCGGACCGGAAGCCGAGGCTGCC